CGCGAAAAGGCTCAGGTTATCGGCGAGGGCTTGTAAATTCAAATGTTCCATACTTGTCGTTTTACTGGCCGGGAAAGCCCGGCGGAAATTCCGCCGGGTTCTGCCGCCCTGTTACTTTTTCGTTTTGGCTGCCGGTTTCTCCGGAGCTTCCGGCTCGGGCTGCTTCACCAGCTCATCGAGCATCATGCGCTCCGAGGTGGTGAGCTTGTTTTCCTCCCAGAGCGCATCGGCCCCGGCCTCCGAAAGAAACGGCTTGAGTTCGACATCCGACGTGTCCACCTTGTTCATATCGTCGAGGAATGAAGCGACAGCGGCTTTGTCGTTACCTTCGGCAATCCTTCCGGTGTTCGGGTCGATCTCGATTCCGTACTTCTTCATTGCCGTGCGCATCTTCTCGTCGCGCATTTCGAGGTTGTATTTGGCAACCTTCATTGTGTCGAGCAACCCTTTGCGCTCATCGTGAGAAATGCTACCGGGACTGATTTTGCCCAAAAGCTGGGTCAGTGCTACAAGTTCGATCTTTTTCATCTTTTTGAGTTTTTAGGGTTACGCTTCGATTACTGATTCAGGCTGTTCGGTCATCGTCAGCGCGATGGCGTCCATCTTCTGCATGAACGGAGTGAGGATCGCCTGCGCCTGCGAGAAGTACTCCACATCCGCGCTGATCTGCATCTTGCCGTCCGCGTACTGGTTGAACGACGCTTTGACTTCTCCGTTCTCGGTGATCTGGCCGCCCGTGTAGGAAGCGACCACGGCATTGGTCATCGTTACCTCCGCCGAAACTTCGGCCGAACCTACGCTTGCCTTAATAAGCCGCTGAATCGTTTGTGCGGTGATTTTGTTCTCGTTGATAATTGCATTTACTGTTGACATAATTGAAAGATTTTATTGGTTGATAACAAATTAGATGTTTCTTGCCTGTATCTGGAAGATTCCGGTCTGGTCGAGCAGTTCGCCGAATCCGAGTTTGATGTATGAGTTCACGACGCCGGTCGGATAATTGTCCAACTGAAATTCCCCGTTATGCCATGCGAATTGCTCGATTTCCAGCACATAGTCCCGGCTTTCCCCGGCAGCCAGAACGATCATCGAAACCCTGTTTCCCGTTGTGGCATCCAATACGAGGGGCGTCCCTTTTTCGACCGTCCCCCAGAATGATACCACCTCTACTTCTTGCAGCGTGGTGTATCTTACTTCGTGTTCTGCGATATTGGTGATCGTCACCTTGACATACGCATACTGAGTACCGTGGAACAGCAATGGAGAGGATGTAAAGTTGCTGAACGGATAGAAAGTGTATTTTGCGCCGTCGGTGTTTATCCCGGTCATCTTGGCCGAAATCAGGATCGAGTTGAAGATATTGAGCGGAACAGGATTTAGGAACGTGCTGTTGTGGTACACCACCAGCGGTTCGACTTCCAGATCGCTGATGTTCCATTCGTCCTGATTCGTCCATGTGGACTTCTTCTTGCTCAGCACGAAGAGCATGTATTTGTGATGCGTTCCCGCTCCGATTTCGAAGAAGTCCACGGTAATACTATTGCCGCCCTCGCCGATGGTCTTGTCGCTAGTGATTAATTTCCCCTCGGTAGCGGTCAGCGAGGTGAGCAAGGCAAAACCCCAGTAATAGTATTGAATCCCTTTCATGTTCAGCGCCGAAACATTCGTCTTGCTGCTTGCCGGGATCTGCTCGAAGGTGAACGTGCGGGTGGTATAACCCGTATCGGACATATTGACGCTGACGGTTCCCGTACAACCCGAACTGAGGCAGGGCCGCGCGGTGTGCTCGTAACCGCCGAAGTCGTGAAGGTTATACGGACTGAGCCGTCCGCCGGTGGGTTTGTCCCGCGTCCAGTTCAAGGATGTATCCACGGGTAGGGTCAGTGCCGGGATATTGATCCCAAAATTCTGTTTTACATTGGCCGGCCAGTCGGTATCCGGATCGTGATAGGAACCTGAATCGACAGGTTTATAATAGGAAAACATATTGACCTTATCCGAACAACATAGCACTTTTATGTTCGACGAGGATTCGCCGAGCGCGCGTTGTACGTCAATAATGGGATCTGGTTTCTTTGGTAGTGCCATAGTTTTATTGATATGCTGTTACGCCGCCTGTAGCGACAAGGTTTCCGTTCACGCGCAGTGCGCCGTTGTATACGTCGATGGTAAAACCGTTAATCTCTATACTGTTGTGGGCATACAGTTTACTTACGGCAATTCCGTTACCGTTAGCGGCCATGCGTAAATCCATCGTATCGGTACGTGGCGATACGCTTTGACTGGCATTCGTGAATGTAGAGGTGCGAAGTGCCGGAGTGATGTAGGGTATGGATAAGTAGAAAAAGTATTTTCCACCTCCGCGCACCCAGATCACTTCCGTGGAGCTATTCGTCATCTGTTCGACACGTCCTACGGGATTGGCATTTGCAAATCTGTATTCGTTCGCAAGAATATTCCGGGACACCTCCGATGTTCCCCAGCCTGAACCGTTCACCTCTTCGATAAAGCGGACTGAATAACCGCTTGCGTGCGAACTCCAGGCAGGTTTGGTTCCGCTGTCCAAGGCTACAATCACAGAGATACGGACTGTATTATGGTTACCCAAATACATCGTAACCGGGTAATAGGTATTTTGGTCGAGCGAGGAAGCGTCTATCGTGTATTTATAGTAGCCGGTGAATGAATTTATATCGTAGCCGTTAACTGAACTGGCCGACCCGGAAAGATTGCCCACAAAGGTCGGTGCGGTGATACTGCCGACAAAAGAGGCGTTATCCGTGGCACTGTCGATCTGGAACGCCGCCCGATTGGTTACGGCGTTGTACAGGCCGAACCCGGAACCGATCGATTTCACTCCCTTGCCCAGACACCAATTACCGTTGCTTGCGGATCGGAATCCGATGGAAGCCTCCGCAGAGCAGGTAATCTGAAGCTGTCCCATATTGATAGGGCTTGTGCCGGTGTCAATCATCAGCCCCTTGCTGCCGTATACGCGCACCCATGTACTGTCCGTCATGTGGATGCCTCCGCCGTAGTCTTGGCTATACCAGCCGACATTACCCCTTGACCGGAGCCAGCCGCTCACATACGCCTGCCCTGCGACATCCAAATTAGCTGCGGCATTAAGATTATTGGCCGACCAGTCAATGGTCGAGAGGTTGGAGTTTGCCGAAGTCCATAACTTACACCAGTTGCTCCATGCCGTTGCCGCAACATCCCGTTTCGAACGGTAATACAACCCGCCGACCGAGGCATCCCCTGCCCAGCCAAACAACATTTCGCCCAATCCGCTTCCTCCAACCCGCAGTAGATTACCGTAAGCTACAGGATAGCCATTGTTGTACACGCCGTAAAGGTAGAGTCCGGCGGGGAAGGTTGTCGTGCCGGAGATCGCCGTCATAAGGCCTTGGTACGACATCTTTTTAGCTTCGACGGCCACGGACGAAACCCCCAGTTTGCTGTCAGGATTGAAGTTGCCCGAATGGTAAACCTGATAATCTGTCGCGGTACCGGCAGTTGGACGCCAATACAACCCGCTGCCATTGACAAACAATAGCGAATCCCTGTTTGTCGTCGTGTTCACGAAAGATATCTGCGGATACGAAGTCGCTTTGACCCGTAAAACTCCTGCTGTCAGATAGCCGGATACACCAAGACCACCAGTGATACTTCCACCAGACAACAGCAGGTAGTTGGCCGGATTGAAGCTGCCAGAATCCCAAATTTGTCTCCAAGTTCCCCAATTCACACCATCTCTTCCTCTTGTCCACCACTTGTCGCCGGCATATACAAACTGCTTTCGGAAATCCGGATTATTCCCGTATGAAATCGTAAACCCGTTCGACCAGCTATCGGCAACCGGAGCGTTCGCCGCGTTGTGTGCGCCGACAAAGAAGGCATTGTTCGGGGCATTGTTCAAATCTGATAACTGATCGGCACTGAACCCGAACTTATCATCCGGATTGAAGTTGCTGGAATCCCAAACCGTCCTCCATGTTTTTGTAAGACTACCCCGATACATCATAGATTGCTTTCCGGCATAGTCCCGTAACTTGAGTTGCAAAATTGTACCCGCAAAATCCTTTCCCTGCCAGATACAGGAGTATTCAGCACCCGGGAAATGCGCCTGTATATTCCCGGTGAAATCTAAGTCCGTAATGTTGTTTATTCCGCCGCTGGGAAAGTTGTAACTTTTGATTTGGGCGAAAGACGAGGCATGCAAATTGTCCACCGTGTCGGCATTGCCTCCGTTAGCAGGAAGGGACGTAGGCCGGTCGGTAATATCAGCCCACAGGTGAGTGTGCACTTTGTCCGCATAAGTATTCGCCAGTTTGCCTGTCAAATAGGTTTTGTCGATGGCTCCGAGAAACGAAGCGGAGATCGTGAACGGATAACCGTCCGGGGTGATCGCGCCGGTCAGGGCCTGTTTGAGCAGGTCGTAATCCAATCCGCCGCCACCGCCGCCCGAAGATGGGCCGGTAGCATAAGCGCTGATGCCTGCAACGCTGAGAAAGTCCAGCTTTGCCGAGATCACCCGCACACCGTTTACCGTTTTTAGCTCGAAGGCTTCATCCCAAACGGACTTATCCAGCTTGGACGAGGGATTGAAATTACCGGAATCGTAAATCATGTAGTTTTCAGCCACTCCGCCTGCCCCCCTGTATATTGAAGCCGGAGAAACCAAAATCAAACGTCTACTTCCTGTCCCGATAGCCGTAACATATCTTGCATTAGGTGTGTCATATAACACACCGGCAATATTACCTCCATCGGAACCTCTTAGAGACCTGCCATTCGATCCAAAGGAGATATCCCCCGTCATCGTACCGCCGGAAAGTAGCAGGTAATTCCCCGGATTGAAGTTGCCGGAATGGTATATTATTCCGTCGTTGGTGCCATTGTACCTCCATTTCAGATCGTTGCCATGCCGAAAAAGCAGCCTCTCTGAATTATCCGCTGTTGCGCGAAAAGTTAACTGAGGGTATGCACCGCTATTCGCCAGGATGAACGAGCCGATAGTGATTACATTACCAGTTAGGGTGCCTCCGCTCAAAGCCAGCGCCCCGACCTCGGCGGCGGTATAGGTCGGCTTCGAGGCCGCTTTCGCCCACGGGTATACGTCAGAGGCCGGAAGAGACGTAGGTGCACCGGACACGTCCGCCCACCGGGTCGGGTAATACTCCGGTTTCCCGGTGATCTGATCCCACGACGATGCCCCGGCGATGGACGAGACCGGCACGTTTACAAAATGCGTCCCGTTGTACTTGAGAATGTCCCCGGAGGCAAGATTAGTCACTGCCACGTCCACCAGATCGACCAACGCACCGGAAAACCCGCCGGAGAGGGAGCCGTCCGCATAGGCTGTGATTCCTTTGAGCCCGAGAATATCGTACTTGACTTTCAGCACTGGCGTGCCGTCCACCGTGACCACTTCGAATACGGCATCCCATGTTGGCTTAGGCAGATAGTTGCCCGCTACAACATCATCGGTAAACTGCGATAGCTTCGTAGGCCGACCTGTTACACTCGTCCACGCTGTAGGATATACGGTCGGTTTATCCGCCACCAATTCCCAACTCGTCGGGTAAACCGTAGGCTTACCGGAAAGGTTGGCCCAGGTCAGATAACTTGAAATATCGCTTGCCTTGAGGTAACTGTTTGCGGTCAGGTATTGTGCAAGGGCCGCAGTATCGAGACCGACCAGATCGGCGAGCGGCTTTGCAGACCAATGTGTAGTCCCGGCTAGTTGTACCATCACCCGGTCGGCGGTAGGTACCTCGTCGGCCCACTGCCCGACGTTGACCAACTCTCCGAGGGAACCGGATGCACTGCCGCCGGAGGTGGAACCCAGACCGTAAGCGCTGATGCCTTTGAGGCCCGCAATATCCAACTTCACGTTCAATACCCGCACGCCGTTAACCGTAGTCACCTCGAATACCTCGTCCCAGACGGATTTCAGCAGATAATTGCCCAGGCTCGATGCTTTGGCGAAATTCTGTCCGAGCACCCATTCCTTCGTAGCGTACAGGGCCAACCCGTCGCTGCCGATGAATCCTTGTGCGGCAACCCATGCCTGCGTCGCGTATTTGTTGGCGGTCAGGTATTCGGCAAGCTGTGTTTCATTCAATCCGAAATCCAAATCACCACGTAGCGACACTTTCCCGGCCAATATGGAAAAATAGGCCGGGTCGAACGCGGCGATACCGAGACGGGAATCCGAAGCTACCGGTAAATCGTCCTCCGTAAATACGCTCCCCGCGTCGATCTCCGCGCCGGAAGTCATCGACAGGAATAGGTGCCGGTTACGAATCACCGCGTCCAGAATACCCACACCGTCGGAACCATGCCCGTCGGCCACGGACAAAACGAACCGTGCGCGGTTCAGGTACGAAAGATCGGGATCGGTAGATTCCGTATTTTGTATGAATGTCGTTACAAGCCTCATAGGTTGATACCTCCGATTTTACAGCCCATCAAATAGATTACATCGGTCATTGCTATTGCTACCTTCCCGGTTTCCCGCTCTGTTAGTTTCACTTCGATTTTGAGCAGTCCGGGGTATATTTTACTGGTAAAAGCAGTGGGAACGGTTACGGTCAGTTCCGAGGTTCCTACGCGGTTCACGATCAGATACCCGCCCTCATTCGTACTCATCGTGAGAATACGTCCGCGCGAAGCGTTGTACAGGATCGCTGTAATGTCGTACCCGGTGATGTCCACCGGTACGTCTGCATTGTCCTCGTATGCGGCGAAACCGACTGTTATAGTCTCTCCCTGATAGAAATTATTACCCGTTGCCATGTCTTAAAGAATCATCCCGCCCCGGATCGAGGGGCATTTTACCAATGGTTTGTACTCCGGGAAATCCTCCCGGTGCGCCTCGATATGCCGGATTGCTTTGCCCAAAAGAGCATTGGCACTGTTCAGCGCACTATCCATCGCCAATTCCCGCTGTTTGTCTGTTGCGGCATTCGCATGGTTCGCATAAGGAAGCATCGCGCCGGTGTTGCCTACCGGTGTCGATACCTCCGGGATCACGTCGTGCCGGACAAAATACGCGAGGGCCGGTTTGAGGTAAGTGTTTACGAACTCCGGATATCTCCCTTCGGTCATCGCGTTATACATTTCGCCGAACGCGGGACGGATGTAGCGCTCCTGCGCCGCCTCGATTTTCGTCTCCTTGATAATCCCCGGCGTGATCTGCTCCACACTGGAGAATGCCAGGTCGATAACCTCGTTACTCGTTATCAGTACCATTTTTTGACTGTTTTAGGTTTGCCAGGAAAACCTGCTGTTTCGGGTCGTTCTCGTCGTAATCCAGCCCGTCGGCCTTGCGTGCCTCCCACACCATCATGTACGAGGGTTTCAGGGTTATGGGGGGCCGGTTGATGATTTGCAGCGATGAGGTGTCTATTCCGGCCATATTTTCCAATACTTCCCGGATCGGCTCCATCAGTTCGGCCTGTTCGCCGAGGATCACCGTATTCAGTGCGATTTCATACTCATGCAGGATACGGTCAGAATTAAATCCCGACGTCCAGTCCAATCCGCTCAGTGACCGGAACCACGAATGAGCAACAACAATATCTGTTGTAGACTGCTCGTGCAGTGCCTGCCAGTCTCCCTCGTTCGACGAAGTGATCGGAATAAATTTCGACCCATCCTCGCCTCCGCTGTTTTTTACCAGGAACAATACCTGCCCCGGTTTCCCCGCAAACTTATTTTGTGCCGCTTCGGCGATCTGTTTGGCCTCTTCCTCGTTGTTCACATCGCTGTCGAGGGTCATCACACCCGAAAGCTGAAACGAGTTGTCCAGACGGCTGATATTCCATTTGTCCGTCTTGTAGGCGATGGCCGACACATTCAACCCGGCGATATAGGGCGGCACGCCGTAGTTCTCGAACATCGGCTCATAATCTTTGTAGTGGATAATCGAGCGCAGCGTACCGTCCGGGGCTTCGTCGAACTGAGGATAAAGCGGCAAGGTGGGCGCTTGCATCGGTGTGTATTCCCGCCAGTTGTGGCAGAGGATAATGTGTGATTTGTCTTTCGACAGGCGGCATTTGGTCGCATCCTGATGGTAGAATGAGACGAACGAGCATTTGCGGTTAGTTACGATTTCAAGAAAAGCATTCCCGAACAGGGCTTTGTCGAATGCCAGCTTGTTGAGCACCTGCCGCAGCGTTTCGCCTGTCCCGTTGGCCGCCTCCACGATCATTTCCAGATCAAACCGATTCTCATCGTAAGAAAACCCTTTGCCGGAGATATAATCCGCTTTGTCGTTGATGATCCGCCGGTGCGCCGTCGAACGCCGTGCAAGGATGGCAAGGGCATAGGGAAACATATTGTCGGTTCCCCACCTCCAGCAGTTACCCGTGGCGGCCATCGTCGAACCTATCGAAACGAACGGATCGACCCGGTTTTCGGTCACGAAGGCTTTAACGGTCTTGTTCGTCTGTTTTTGCTTTCTCATCGCTCGAAACGCTTACCCCTTTGAACAATACTACATCGTGCAGGTATTTCAGGTCTTTTTGTGTGCAGCGGGACAGGACAAACCGAGCCCCGTCCGTCCGTTTGTAGGGCGGTGCCGCCGCCACGATTTCGGCGTTTTCATAGCCGGGTCTAATGCTGTATTTCTTTGCCATAGTTTCGGTTTTTAAAGAAAGGGAAGCCGCAGACTTCCCTTTCATGCAACATGATGGATGGGAAGATTTACGCTCCCGGCGCTGCGGTGAACAGCGCGTCCGTGTCACCCGAGTAAATGCGCGATTTCTCGGTGTGGTCGCAGGTCAGCGTCACTTCGTCGCCATTGGCATCCGAGAACTTTTTACCCGTGGTGCCGGTAGACTGTGAGATACGCAGCGGACGTTCCAGTTTCACGTCCTCGCCATAGCCCACCACGAACGCATCGCCGTTGGGGGTAATCACTACGGCCACCAGACCGCAGTACGAAGCGTCGATGATCTCCTGCACGGCTTTGCGCGAGGCGGCGTTCATCGTCGGCAGCTTGAATACGAGTGACTTGGTGATGACCACCGAGCCGTTCTCGCGCTTGGTGTCCTCCTTGAACTCCGCCTCATCTTCGAGGAACTCGTACTTGCTGAATGCTGACTGAGCGGCGAGCGTGATCGCCGAATAGGCGTCACTGTCGGCATCGAGGGTCGCACCCTTGAAATTTTCCTTTTCGATCAGGCCGATGGTCAGCACACCGCCCGAAGTCTTTTTGCACACTTTCGTGTAACCTGTAAGAATTGACATAATTTTTGTTTGAGGTTGGTTTATTCAGTAATAGTTACGGCACAGGTCGCGGTTTTTGCTCCGTCCACCGTTTTCACCGTAATGGTAGCCGATCCTGCCGCCACACCGGTAACCTTACCCGTTGCATCGACGGTCGCTTTGGTGTCGTCCGAAGAGCTCCAGATCACGGTTTTGTTGCCTGCATCATCGGGAGAAACGGTAGCGATCAGCGTAGCGGTAGCGTCTTTAGCGACCGACAGCGTGTTTTTGTCCAGCGTCACCCCCGTAACGGCCACAGGCAGCGCGATGACAATCAGCTCGGGAAGCAGGTAGTCGCATCCGGCCATGAAGATCGCACGCTGGCGGTTCTCCATCTCGTCGGGGTTGTACCACATCCGCACCTCGGTACCGGGGAAATCGGACGTGTTGACGGCCATTGCCAGGTTGCGGCGATCCGTCAGGATGGCGAACGACTGCGGCATGTCGGCCATAGTGGGCAGATACCCGGCCAGTTTCACGTCCACCAACGGAATGCCTTTGTATTTCAGGCCGGGGCGTCCGTTTTGCTTGGCGGCATAGGCCGATTCCAGCACCACGGCGTCGAGTGATTCCTCGTAGTTCTGGTAAACGTCCGAAGTGACCAGATAAACAAGATTACCTTGGTCTTTGAACTGTTTGAGCACGAGGGGCGCATTGTCCAACAGGTTTTTCAGCACCGCTTCGGCAGCGTCCGGGGTCGCCATCGACGGACACGCGATAGATTTCACGTCGTCCTCGCCGGTGCCGATGTCGGCTTTGATCCGCTTGAGGAAGCCGTCGAAGGAGTTGAAGCCCGATTCGCGCGAGGTGTCGCCGCACCACATCGTCACGCGGATTGCTTCGGCGATGGCCTCTTTGAACAGCGCGGTTTCGGCGGCTTCCAATTCGGTACCGGAAAGGTCGTCGAGATTCACGTCCGAGCGGTTCGTAATCAGCTCGTAGATCATCGAGAAGTAATCCGAGGCAGAGTAACTCATCTCGCTTTTTACCTTCGACAAATTGATCGTTTTCTGGGATTTGTCGGCGATTGCCCCGCCGTCCCAGCCTTTCTTGTACGCTTTCAGTACGTCTACGGCCCGTTTCCAGAAATTGAGCGTAGTAGGCACCGGCATGTTGTACATGACTTTCACGCCGAGGTCGGCCGCATCCGGGCCGGTGAGCATCGGACGGAAGAAAATTTGCTCCAACTCACGTCCTTCGTAAGTTTTAGGATTTTTGATTACTTTTCCCATGATTCAGAATTATTTGAAGTTTTTGACGTCGTTTTCGTAAGCGGCGGCGTTACTTTTGAGCGATTCACCCGCAGGATCGGGGTCCTCGCAGTCTTTGGTTTTCGTCGGCGCGGCTTTGAGTTTGTCGATCTCGGACTGCTTGTCTGTTACCTGCTGTTTGAGGTTCGCAATCTTGGTATCCTTGTCGGTGACCGACTGTTTGAGGTTTGCGATCTCCACGTCTTTTCCGGCGGCATTATCCGTCAAGTCGGCGATCTTCTTGTCCCGCGCCTCCATTTCGTTGTTGATGCGCTCCAGTTCGGCGTCGGTGATCTCCATTTCCGCGTCCTTTTCCAGTCCGAAGAAGTTGAGAATCCCTTTCCAACTCTCTTTCAGTTTGATTTTCATGTTATTGTCGTTTTTGATTTGTTTGTCCGCCGGAATATCCGGCAATTTCAGGTTATGGATCGAAGTAGCGTCTAGGTTCGTGATGCCCGATGACTTGGTGATATTATCCACCAAACCCGCCTCTTTGGCCTCTTCGGGGGTCAACCATTCACCGACTTTCATCAGAGCGGTGAAATCCTCGGCAGACCTGCCGGAGCGGTTCGCATAGATACCCGCAATAAGCTCGTCCGTCTTGTTCAGCATGCGGATGGCCTCCTCCAACTCGGCGGAGTTTCCCTCTGCGTAGGCACTGGCCCGGTGGATCAGGTACAGGGAGTTTTCCGAGATATTGCGCCGTCCGGACGAGGCGGCCTGTGCGATGATGGTAGCGGCAGAGGCCACATAGCCGTAGCAATTGGTCGTAACGGTGGCTTTGAGCCCCGACAGGGTGTCGTGGATCAGCAAAGCGTCGTTAACGCTGCCGCCCAGAGAGCGGATGTTAACCGTGATGGCCGGGGATTTGATGTCTTTGAGTTCTCCTACCGACTTTTTGAACTTGTCGTAGGTGGCAACCCGCTCGTCTGGGTTGTCGAACTGCCACCATTCGGGAATGCCGATGATTCCCTCGATGTCGATAATGACTTCGGCGGCTTTATTGGTGATCTTGATCTCTCCAAGTGAGGGCATACGTTCGCTCTTTTCTTACAAAGAGAATGAGCGAGACGTTAGTGCAAACGAAAATGAAAAAAAAATGAAAATATTTTTTGAAGGCAATAAAAAAGCCCGTCAGAAATGACGGGCTAAAAAGTATAAAAAACCATTACAAGGCATTCAGTAAAGCTTCTTCTTTTTGCTTAACGCTATCCTGCTTCTGTTTCTCGCAAGTGTCAATATAGTTTTTAATTACGCTATGTAATGAATCTGATTTTAATTCCATAAACATATTGTGTCCATAATCTTCATTTTCCAATCTTTCCCCTATTGTGGGATATTTATTTTTCGTATAGTTATGCTTAAATATATCATTGTACTTAGCGATAACCGTTTCATTTTCCCATGTAATATTGCTTTCAGTTGCGACTTTCTGTACTTTACCAAATAACGTAGTCCTATTTGCAGCATACCATCCTTTTCCCTCTCCGTATTTTTTCTTAAAAAGAGATGCAATGGTACTTTCGTCATTAAATTGGATGCGGAATAATTTATCTTCAAAAAAAAATAATTTGATTCGGTAATAAATATCATCCGAGGCAATAAATTTTACCGAATATGTTTTTAGCAAGTCGGTCTCACCCTCGGGTTCCCCTAACTTAAGCCATGAATCAAAAAGCATATCTCTACCCACCTTGTATTCATCTCGATAATATTCATTTCTAAGGTGGTCATATTTGCGTACATTGTTATGTAAATACGACTCTACGTCCTTCTTGCTATCCCCTAATTTTAAGCCGAAGAAACCTTGCATATCTTTTGCTTCTTCAAAAAGCTGCTGTTGGGATTTACCTTGGCCGAAATCCTCTCTTGCGATTTCTACGCAGGAACTCAGACTGCCTAAAACTGTACACAAGACAATCAGAATAAAAAAACTACCTTTCATCCGTTAATTTAAATTTGTTAGGCAAATATACCTATTTTCTCCCAATTATAGTTGCTTTCGCCTTGATATTTGCAACTTTCTTTTGTGCTTTTGTGATGTCCTTTTCGACAACATAAACCTTTAAATTGTCCACTCGTTCGCCCTGAATTTTTGCTAAACGAACGACGTCATTTCGTAAACCCCGTAATTCGGCCCATGTTTCTGCGTCGCGCTGGCTCTGGCTGGGCGGTAGTGGTGCTGGTGTCGGCAATGACCATCCGGAGCCGATAACCCCGCCGTTCTCGAATTTCACGCCGTTCGTCGCGTTAATCGCCGAAAATAGGGGGAGATACTGAGCGGCGGATCGCTTATTGATTACCGCGAGTATTTCGCCGCCTTCCACCTCTGCATTTACAGGCTGGCCGTTCACCATCAACGGGATTCCGCCCTGCGCGTGGGACGGCCCTTGCAACATTCCCATTGAAACACCGTTTTTGCCGTCTCCGATAGGGATAATACCTCCCTGAGCGAACTGTTGAGAAGCAATGACAGCGGTTTGAGCAATGCCGCTGGCAGTAAGGAAAGCTGTTTGCGCGATAGCCCACGGTTTACCGATAAGACCTGCTTCCGACCAAACCTTCATAATGCCAGCCGCCGTATCAATTGCAATGCCCATAATTTTCAGCCGTTTTTCCCGCTCGAATGCGGCTCGTTCGGCCTCTTCTTTTTTCCGGTCGGCTTCGGCATTGGTCGCTTCTACTGCTTTGTTGTAAGCTTTCTCGGACATCAGCCCCTTGTTGTACCGCAATTCAAGGGATTTCAACTCCGAATCCCGTTCTGCGTCGATTCGTTCCTGCTCTAACTTGAGTTTGCGTTGTGAAATTTCAGTTTGAATACTGATGATAGATTGCCCGATTTCTTGTGCAAGCTCAATAGACTGCTCCTTAAGTTGCTGAACATTATCTTCAGATAACCCGAGAGTATTTTGCAGCCACGAGGAAACTTTACCTTTGCCTGTCTTTTTGATTTTACCATTTTTCCCGGTTTTTACATTCCCGTTTTGAATATCGGACTGGAATTTTTCAAGGCTGGCATAGGTCTTATTCAGTCCATTCATTTGCTCCTTGTACTGCTCAATGGTAATATTCTTGTTTTGATACTGAGTTTCAATATATTGTTTCTGCGTGTCTGCCAATGCTTTTTGGTACTCATAAAGAGCTTGTAATCTGCGTTTGTCTTTTTCAGTCTGCGATACATCCAGTTTATCGATGAAATCCAGCTCGATTTTATATTCGGCCCCAGCCATACTCATAGATTGGTAGGACTGTCCCTCGGGAGTGCTCATTTTAATATTTTTTCGCTCCCGCTGGTATTTCTCGATAACTTTATTGACATCGGTGCCGTTTTTCTCGGCCATCCGAAGCTCTTTGGCATACTGTAGTTCAAGCTGGGCCAACTCCTTTTCAGAGCCGTTTTTCATCAATGAAATCTCAAAAGCGAGTTTTTCTTCCTTCTTATTGATGCCCCATTCTTTGAGTTCGACTTCTTTTTTTGTCGTTTCATTTTCAAGGTCAACAATTTTAAGACTGGCATTTTTGCGAATGTTTGCGATCTGCTTAGACAGTAACTTCTCGAGTTTGACCCGACCGCTTTTACTATCCGCATCGATGTTCAGTTCTAGGGCTTTATTTCGAACAAGTTTATCGATTTCGCTTTCTGCGTCCGCATTGATTTCCTGCTTTTTCGCTGTTTGATACCCACGTAAGGCTGATATGCGTTCATCGTAGGACTTCTTGTCGTCATTGAGTATATTTTGGTTGACGGCGACGGCAAGCCTGATCCCCGATATAGATATACCGTTTTCCGCTTCTATCTCGTCATTTTTGATTTTGAGGTACTTTTTCGCGTTGGCAGCAGCATCTTTATTTCTCTGTGCCTCAAGAGAATTAAGCGTTTTGTTAACTCGGCGCGTTTCTCTGGCTGTTGCGGATTTAGCTCGCTGATATTGAATCTCACGGTCAACATAAGGTTTAATCTCTTCATCATTGGTAAGACCGTATTCTCGTAATGATAAAGCGGCTTCCTTGACCTCATTGGAGGCATTTTTAATAATCTTTTGAAATTCGCTAAATTTAGGATTTACCCGCTGAACAGAATTTCCCAACTCATCGATCACTGTTATTTTTTCAGGTACATCAAAAGCTTTATTATACTCTTTGGCAGCTTCGATAAGTCCTTGTTCCAGTAATGTATTGTAGTCGCGAATAAACTTTTTCAGACGGTCTTTAGCCCCATCATCTGTCAATTTTATTCTATCAGCGATACTTCCGGCTGTTTTGTCTGCAAGTTCGCCAAGCAATCTTTCTTCTTCTTTATTGAGTTGTTCGAGACTTTTAATATATTCCTCCCCTGATTTTTTACGCTCTTCATAAGATTTTGAGGCGTCATTTACATCTTCGAGTAATTTTTCTTGTTCTTCGGTTGCTTCGGCACGACGTATGCCGATGGAATTCATCCGTTCAAACGCAGCGTCCAGTGCTTCTGCAAGTTCTCGACCTGCTTTAGCAGCGTCTTCAAAGTTCCTGGTAAATAGACTTAGATCACCCATAGCTACAGATTTCAGAAAAGTTTGATATACGCCGTCAATTTCTGCAATCGTAAACCGCAACTCATCGCCCGTTTTTTGGGTACTGTTAAACACAGGTTCGATCGTTTTGAAAACACCCACAGCCGCAGCAACCGTTCCTGTTACTCTACCTAGAATAGACGTAAACCGGCCGAATACGCTTCCGTAATTTCCCACATTCCTTTGGTGGTTACCTATTTCAGCATCGTTTTTCTTTAAAGCCCCGTCGAGTTCATTAATCCGGTGTAAAAGGCCTTTCCCTGCCGATGATTCTTTTTGCTCATCTTTCAGTTTGCGCCAAGCCATGCGCATTTGCTCCAGTGATAAAGACTGCTGTTGCATTGATCCGTACACAGACTGATTCAGCTTCTCCTGATTTTTTAAAATCATCTGAGTTTCAGAAATGGCCTGTTTGTATTCCAACTCTTTCCGGATCAGTTCCTCTCGCTTGGTGACGGAGGTCTTGCCCGTCACCTTCTCCATTTTATCCAATTCGGAAATCTGGTTACGCACATCTTTCAATGCGTTTTTCTGCTCCGCAAGTAGTTTGATGTTCTCCTTTTGGGTGCCCAGTGTTTCCCGAATGAGTTTCCCGAATTTCTCAAGAGCCTGTTCGTCCGTTGCAATTCTAATTCGAAATAGTTGTTCTGTTTCCATGATATTCAGTTTTAATTTTCTTTCAAAAACACGCATTCTGTCGGCTCGGCGCTGGCCGGGTCGTAGTCGTTGATCTCTTCCAGGCGGCAATAGACATCCTCCCCGCCGATACTGAGGCGATACAGCGCGCGGAAATCCCGCCGCAGATCGTTCGGCAGCATGAGGTTCTCCACGTCCGCCGGGGATAGCTTCACCTGCGCGGTGATCCGCTTACCGTAGTTGTACGATTCTATCGTTTTCGCATAGTAGGATTTCAGGCCGTTTGCGCCCTCGAAATGCAGGTTGTCGAACGACACCTCCGGAAACGATTTAATCGCCGTATTCACGCCTTTATCGCGGATAAGAAGGCTTTGCCCTTCCGGTAGGTCTGTCATTCCGAGGTATTCGCACACTTTCATCGACGCATCCAAATCCAATTCCCACGGGTCGGACGGCTCGTCATCGTCCGGGGAGAAGTCGATTAGCGAAATAGCCGCCGCACCCGGGATTTTTTCCTCCACTACGGTAGTCGCTACGAATTGCGGGTTGGTCAAATCCTCTTCGTCCTCGGCGTGGTATTTCAAAATATCTTCTCTGTAGGTGCCTAACTCGGTCACGGTCTCTTCGTTGTGCCGCTCTATCACATCGTCGGTCTGATAGCCGAGCACCACAGTTTTTCCAATATCGTTTCCCGCGTCTTCGATCTCGATCTCCTGCGAGTAGTCCATCCGCCCCCGCCAGTCTATCGGCGTAGAGGTGTAGAATGCCTCCCGCGGCTCGATATACACCTCTTTGGTCTCGGCGTTGGTGTAGAACATCAGGTCGAACATCTGTTTTACGGCGCTGATGAAATCCATCTGCGTAATACCCGATTGGAGCATGTTTTTCGCACTGAGGGCCGTACCGTAGCCGGGCCGCTTACAGAAATACGCCTTGACCGTCGTGTTATTCGTCAGGGCCAGTTGGATATACGGCGCTTTTCCGTCGGCCATATTCGGCGCGTTGGAACTGGAGAATACCGGTGTTTTGATCGTCATTGTCTCCCCGGCACTCAAAAACCTCGGCTCTACGATATATTTTAGTTTGATCGTGGCCGAATTGTCGAGGGCGAACATCTCGATCTCCATATTCGTCTTTTTCCAGACCATCCGGGACGGGAAAATCGGGTTAGGCTCCCCGATAAATACTTCGGCGGTACTTGACACGTTGACCGTACAGACGAAAGAGCCGCTTTGGCCGATCTTAACGTATGTCTCGTCGTATTCGCCGTTTTCATCGTACTCTCCGTCCTTGTTATGCCGGAACCGGATATAGTGCTTGTCGTCGTTGATAGTCCCCTTCGTCAGCCGGTAGATATACATGTATTCGCCCTGCGGGGTGTTTTTCGATATGTCCGTGCGGTCGGCCTCGATACACTCTTCCGGCACCGCTTCCCCGTCCACAGTGTCAAACCAGATCAGTTTGCCGTATTTATCACCTTCGGCGGCGTACTCGGTGCTGATCCCGGTGACGTATTCGAGATTGTACTCGAAGCCTATCACCATGTCCTCTTTAGCCGTGAATACCGGCTCGGTGACAGCAGGGAATGTTACGCACCCTCCCTTGTCGTACACATCCTCCAGCACCTCTTCGTCGGCGGATTCCTCCTCCGGCCTAACAGTGTCTACGATACGTCCGATTTCATTAAATCCGAACTCATAGCGTTGGTTCGTCACGATGAAATAAGGCTCTCCAGATGCGAACTTACCCGCGAGGAAGTCGTATTTTTCCTCCAGTTCCGACGTGTCATACTCTTCCCACTCCCCGGCCACGACCAAACGCCCGAAAAGCGCGTTATTTTCAAAGAAATCCGAACGGATCGAGTACCCGTACTGGCCGATGATCTTCTCCATGAGCAGCCGTACGTTGAAGAAAGGCAGGTAGTCGGCCAGCGTGGTATAGGGCCGGAGAACAAACGTTCCGCTCGTGCCGCTCTTCCTGTCTGTGTTCTCGTCGTTGATCCGGCGCACGTACTGTCCCCGGTAGACCGGAAACAAATACACCCCGCCATTGGATTCCAACAGGCTTTTGATCGTGGCGGCAGAGAATACCCAGCTACCTAATCCGTCCGTTTCGTTGAGTTTCGCTTCGGCGGCCTTTTTCGCCCATTCGTACTCCGCGCCGATCAGGTTCACTTCGTATGAGGCATTCAGCAGGTTGTTTACCGTTACCTTCGTAATTTGTGCGGTGCCGGTCATCACCACCACGCCCCCGGCCTCCAGCCGGGCCGGGTGTTTGGCGTTGTTGAACTGCTCGACCCCGTGAAGCTGATCGGCGAACTGCATGATCTCTTTGTTGCGGGCGGTGGCCGGAACTTCGATAGACTTTGAAAAGGCCGTCAGGCTCTGGGAGGGATCTTCCACGCTCCCGATGGAGAGCGTAATTGCGGCGTCGGTCTGCTGATCCGTATCGAGGCGTTTGCCGTCTATGTACAGGTCGATCATGTCGTTTGCATTTTTTCGGTGTCGATGGATCGGAAGGTTAACTCAAGCTGCGGCATCTCCGACTGATCGAATGTCGTAATCACGTCCGAGGTAATGTCGATGGGAATAGCCTGGTCTCCGTCAATCAGCCACACTTTCGGCGCACTGACGATCTCGCCCAGCCATTCGAGCATGAAACCCGGAAGCCCCCCGGAAGAGATATTGCGTTCGTCCTCCACTTCCGAGGAAACCGTCCGCCAGCCTTCCGCCGTTTTGATCTTCGTGCGTTCGGTGGTATAACTTTTATCGAGGTCGGAGCGGAACGTATAATAGTCGATCCCGCCCCGGCGGTTCCACCACGCGATACGGACACCGCACCCGGAGCGGACAATCCGGTACTCCACTTCCGGCAGGTCGTAACACCCGAGCGTGGGTTTTATTTTGATTCCGGCCATGCCCGCGGGATCGGCACCTTTGAGCTGCACCGCCTCGGCGATGGAATCGTAATGCACCACCAGTACGGCCACTCCGTCGATAGACGAATTAGGCATTTGCAGGGTGATTTCCTGCCCGTTTTTCATCGTAACGATAATTGTCCCGGCCAATACCTGTTCATCTACCAGATAGCTCAATTCGTCCCATTCTCCGGGTCGGAGTATCCGCGGCCCCGGCGCATTCGACAGCAGGGTGGACAAAGCAAGATCGGTAATCCCCGAAGTGAGCAGCACCGAGGAATCCGCAGTCACGTCGATCCGGGCCGTTACCGTCCGTTTCACGGCATGGACAAACGAGAGGCTGTCATCGATCACCGGTGCCGTTTCGATCAGGTTACGGTAATATTCCGATACGTTTACCGCAATTGGGCCCGCGGTTACAAATTGTTTCATTCCGAGTACCGTCGATCCGTCGAGAATCTGCACGGTCTCTTTCTCCGTACCCGTTTTGGTCAGGGTATATATTACCGGACGATATACGCTGCTGAATTTCTCCGGTTTTGCTGTCAGGTCTATCATGCTGCTTGTTTGATTTCGTTAAACATGGTTTCGATGTGGTAGTTGACCAATTCCCCGCATGCCGCGTGAATACTCCGGTCGATTGTGCTTTCCTGGTTTTGCAGGGTGCGCGTGATAAACAATGCCGGGGCGATTCCTTTGCGACGGATCGAGCTCTGGAACATAAAAGCCGTAGAACGTTCGCTGCGACCCTCTATCACAATCCGCTTTATCCTGATCCACTCGATTAGCGCTTCAATAGGTACCCCTTTCGCCCCGGCCCGGCGCCCGTTCTCTACATATTTGGCGTAATAGACCGCCGAACCGACGATCTCGAAACCGCTCATAGTCTCTTTTACCACGGCCTCGATGCTGTTTATCAGTGCCCAGGAGGCTACGCGCATTTGTACCGAAAGCTCCGTTTGCAAGGCTTTTTTCAGGTGTTCGGCCAACTGGTCAAGTATGTCGAGGGGCTTACTCATTGCAGAAATACACGTCGGCGAGGAAGGTTACCGTCTGGGAAAGCTCTCCGAACGAGGTGAATGCGAACTCGTCCGGTTTGATCGTTACTTTGTCGGTGGAAATGACATCGGAGATCATCGGAAGGGTTGCAATCCCTTTGCGGGCGGCGCGTTCCAGTTCCTCCCATTTTTCCTCCTTCTGCTCATTACTGTACTGCTCATTCTGCACGAACAGATACATGACGACTTTGTAGGTCACTTTGCCTTCGTTACGTCCGCTCATCCCGGCCACCTCAATCGGTGTAAGCCACAGCGCGGGCAGGGTTAGTTCGCTGCCCTGGATTTTGTCTACGAACCCCTGAAAGAATCCGTATCCCTCACTGAGAAATGCCGCTTTGATCGCCTCTATTAATTTCTTCCTCATATTCTTCGATTTTACACTCGTATTCGAATTTCAACCGGCGCAGGTACTCGAAATGCCCGGCACATTTGGCCCGGTCGCACCGGCATTCCCGGTTGTAGAGCATGTCGAGCAGGGCCACGCATGCCCGCCATTTTACAATCCTCTGGTCGCCGCTACTATCTCCCATTTCTGTTTCTCCCGTTTGAGTTTCGCGTCCAGTATGCGGACAAATTCATAGGCATTCAGCCCCTCTGCATACGGCAGTTCGCTGGGTTTGTCGTCCGCCACGAACAGCAGTTTGTCGCTCCATGTGTAGGGATCGTCGCTCGATTTATCCCCGCCTTTGTCCGATCCGTAGAGTTTCGGAAATTCCCCTCTCAGATAGGCGTGCATTTCCATCAGGCGGGTGTATACTTCCAGATAAATGCTCATCGGCACGTCTCCCATCTTTCGGGCGCGGGTTTTGGCTCCCTCCTCGTCGTATGGTTCCCCGTCCGGGCGGCATAAAACGGCCAACAGCAGCGGCGCGAGGGTCAAATCTCCGGTAGCGGTAATATCCGACGCATCGCAAAACTCCTTTGCCGTAATTCTTTCCAGCGGCACTGCATTACCCAGCGCGTCGGTGCCGGTTGCGGGGATAACCAACCGTTCCCCGTTCGTATTGAAGGCTTCGATCCCCTCCGGGTGGTACAAGGGAGCCGCCAGTAACGAAAACACGAACAGTGTCAGGTAGTGTTCCCCGAGCGCGTGTACATCCGTATCGGCGGTTTTGTCGAGTACCGGCAACGGGCATCCGGATAGTGCGTGCAGCGCCTTGCGCCAGAAGTCGAGCAAGGCCCCTACATCATCCCCTTGAACCGGGGTAACTTCTTCCGCCGGGCCGACCAATGAACGGAAATGATCTGCCACCGCATCCGGTAGTTCCTTCACGAGCGCCTGCAATTTCACGGCGTCGGAAACGGGTAACTCCTGCCACCGGGTCGGGCAGGAGTATGTTTCGTGATCGATAGTGAAACTAAGCATAGACTTTAGCCTCTTTGATGAGCTTGTGTATTTCACCCTGAATGCGGCGCATGCGGATGATCGGCCCACCGGCGGCGATTTGGGATTTTACGATCTCCCCGGCGGTGCTTTCCGCCGCGTTGAGCAGGTCGAGCAGGATTTGATACGGCGTGCGGGTATCTTTCGGCTTTTTCGCAGCGCTGGCCGCCTCTTGCAGTCGCTTGTTTTCTGCTTGCAGTTTCTCGATTTCGTTTTTGTTGCAGGCGGTGATCTCTGCAACAAGGGCCTGCAAGTCCCCGTTTTTCGCTTTCTCGGCTTCGTATGCGGCCCGGTAGTCGAAAGTGTCCGCAGATTCTGCCGGAACCGACGCCCCGGTATTTTCCGCTTCTTCTGCTTCGGGGATTACTTCTCCGGTGTCCACCGGTTCGGGGTTCGTAGCTACTTGAAAATCTGCAACGGCTGCGGCGTTCTGGTCTTTTTTCGGTCTTGCCATAATTGTAAATTTTACGATCCTATCCCATGTATAGAATCCGGTTGTTTTTATTGATGATCTCCTTTTCGACGATCCCGGTCAGTGCGTCCGGTGCATCGTCGTTCTTGTTTGCTTTGAATAATCGTTTGTAGGTGGTGAGGTGCGCGTACAACTCCGGCCAACGCAGGCGCCAGCCTTCCGGGAAACGGATATTTTGCAGTACCGTGGCGGAATTGGTCAGAATGCGGGATTCCTTGTTACCTGATTGGTGGAACCACTCAACATGTACCGCCGTGGCTTTGCGTTGCACGTTCCGGGCAAACCCGCGCCCGCCGTTGTTGCTTTCAATCAGTGCCGCACGGGTGCCGTTACGAAGTAACATTTGCGCGGTGGCCGGTTCGGTTTCCTCCATTGGCGCCTGCGTGTATAGTACGTCGGTAATGTTGATTTGCCCCCCCTTCAGCACGTCGTAGCAGATCGAGCACAGGTAATCCGTGCCGGTGTCCGCGGTATCGGTGTAATTGGCTTTCCGGATGATTTCGTCCGAGCCGGTCGGGGTGTCATAGGTTTTGAAGTTATCACCGTACAAAAGGCCCTCTTTGGACGACGGGTGCCCCTGGTACATGCAGTCAAAGCGGAATGGATCGAGCGCGCGCCGCTGCTCCAGGCTTTCGAGGCTGTGACGCTCCGGCCAAAGCGGGGCACCGTAACGGCGCGGGTCGATCTCGGTGGGTTCGCTCTCTTTGATCGCTTCAAAGTTGAGTTTATACCAACCTGTGTAATCGGGGTTGATCTCTGAAAAAGAACCGAGCACCCGCACGCCCTCTTTGTCCTCCAGTATGCCGATCAAATCCTCCTCATGCCAGCGGGTGAAAACGATAAGTTCCTGCGATCCGTTATGCAGACGGGTTTTAACGGCTGACGTGTACCACTCCCAAACGCTTTCCCGTACGGTCGGGCTGTTTCCCTCCGCCGCATCTTTGTACAAGTCGTCCAATATCGCTATATCTACCTTGTTACCCGTCAGACCGCCACCCCTTCCGACCGACTGGAACGATCCGCCGTAACCGACAATTTCGAACTCTTCCGAGGTTTGTAGGTACGATCCTGCGGCCACTTGCCGGGAGCCCGATTTGAGGCATGTGTCAGGGAATAAATTTTGATATGCCGCATCCGAAATAACGCGCTGTACCCGTTTGTTGAATTTCGTTGCCAGCGTGAATGCGTATGAAGCGAGGGCGATTTTTAATTCCGGGTTCAGCCCTAATAGGTAGGCCGGGAGAAGCTGCGACGATCCGAGAGATTTGCCATGCTGGGGCGGTACCGTTACAATCAGTTTTTTAATCGCACCACGGGTAAACAGTTCCAAAGCCTGGTAATAAGCCCGATGGAACGGTGATAGCTCCAAAGACGGCATTACGTACAAGGCGAACCGCTCGAAATTCTTTCGGGCGATCACCTCGGATAAATACCGGAGATCGGTAAAGGAACTTTGTTCGCTATTTGCCATATTTTTTAGCTATTTGCTCGATTTCCAATAGCGCCTCCGTGGGTAAATCGTTCAAGGGGGACGCGGTTACGTTTTGGCCGTTTGTCGTCACATCCTTTTTGTCGACCAAACCCAATTCCCGCGCGATAATGTTGCTTTCCAAAAGCCCCGCAGCGGCTCCTGTGAACTTCTGATCGTAGATAATATCCCTAATGCGCGCGGTGATGACCGAATAAGCTTCATCCTTTTCATAAAGTTGGAATGTTGAACGCGCAATCCCTGCGAACACACAGAACTCTATGATGGTCATGGCCCGCATTTTTTTTACGGTATCTTTTAGGCCTGTTCCAAATAACTTCTCTTCTAACAAAGGATTATCTTCCACCCATTTGAAATAATCGACGGCTTTATCCCATAATTCCTGCGGGGTGTATTTCCTGTCTGATCCTGATGGAAATCCTTTTGCCAGTTTCCAGTAAGTATTCTTTTTCGGTGCTGCCATTTTAACGGTACTTTCTTTCAAAGAGAATGAGCCGGGAAAAAGTGCAAACGGGAACAAAAAAATCCGACAAAAAGCCGAATTCACTGCAATTATTCTTTAAAAATTCCTTTTCGATGCAGAAGCGCTCTCACTTTTAAAATTGCACTTCGCTGTTTGTAAAATAGTTTTCTACGGCTTTCCTCTCCCGGCCAGTCGTCCAGTCTTTTCCCTTCGACAGCAACCCACACGAATATCCGCCGTTCGAGATCGGTAAACGGTGCCTGCTCCAAAATAGACTGCATAAAACCAGAATAATCTACATTCGTATCGGAGAATGTTTCCGGTGT